CCAAGTTCTCTCTTCATATGAAAGACATTATCTTCATTGTATGGTTTACCTTGTAGTATTATCTTCTTTACCACTTCCGTAAACTCTCCTGCTTCAGCAGTCAAACCAAGTGCAGCAGTAAGAAGACGAGGAACATCAGCATCGTCTTCAATTTCTAATAGATTAATACGTCTAAGGAGGTCTGCATAATTACTACTTGCAGGGCTAGTTACCCCTGCAACAAAGTCTACATACTTTTCGGTATCAACAGTCATTAGTAAGAATACCCCGCAACGAATAGTTTTTCATCAGATGATGGTTGAGAATCAGAAACATACAATCCCTTAGATGCTTCAGAGTTTGCTTGTGCTCTTGCAAGAACAAACTTCTGCCCTGCTGCATTATCACTACCACCCCATGCTCTAAGTGCAGAGTGTTGTAATGCACGACCATAAGAGAATGATACATTCCAAGGTAGATCACCTCTGATGTTCATTTCATTTAAATATACAGATGCTGCCTCTTCACTTAATCCACCAGACAAGAAGTTAATACCTGGTACAGCAGCAGGAACTGAACGTCGTAATGTTCTGATTGTGTATTCTGCAACCTCTTTAGGGCCTACTTGATCTTTACAATCAGCACCGCATACAGTCATGGATGGTTTGAGTAATGTTCCCTCCAGTAGAACTCCTACCTTTGCACACTTCTCATATACTTCTCTTATAACTCTCTCTTGAATAGCAGCAGTCTTATCAATATGATGATCACCATCCATCAAAATCTCTGGTTCAATAATAGGAACTAATCCTGCCTCTTGAACTGAACGTGCATATCGAGCAAGACCCCATGAGTTTTCATGAACAGCATAATCAGATGGGCCATCTTCTGTGATTTGTAATACTGCTCTCCACTTAGCAAATCGTGCACCCTGTTTATAATACTCTTGTGCTCTCTCTGTCAATCCATCTAAACCAGAACAATATGTCTCATGATGCAATGCACCTACAAGTGGTTTCAATCCTTTGTCAACTTTGATACCAGCAATGATTCCCTGTTGATCTAGTTTATCTACCATGCTTTCACCATCAGCATGATTCTGATATAGTGTCTCTTCAAATAGAATCGCACCACTGATAAAAGATCCTAGGCCTGGAGTTGTGAAAAGCATACCTCTGTATGCCTGACGATTCTCTTCAGTATTTTCTAATCCAATATCAGCAAGTCTTTTACCACAAGTGTTTGTGGATTCATCAACTGCAAGGATTCCTTTTCCTCTAGTTGCTAATGCTTTAGCAGTCTCTTGCAGTTCTGCTGCATATTCGTTTATTTTACAAGACATAATTAAAAACTTTGTAAATTGCTTTCTGGTAACTCTTCTAATACAGGTTCAAATGGCAACCTTTCTTTTGCTTTTGGCAATCCTTGTTGGCCAGGTAGTTCACCTTCGTAACTAGCATTGACATCTATTATCTCAGGTGGTAAAGGTTTAGGAGCATTGACTATTCTATAAGTAAATCCTTCTCCCTCATGCAATTCAAGTGTTCTGATTGCATATTTTTCATGACTACAATCACAATATTTTTCTCCTCTATGATCATAGACAGACCAATAAGGATAAAAGTTAGCAGGTAGTATCATTAAAATTTAAACTCCGCAAAAGATTTTTTAAGTTTACTTTCCTTCTCATTATACTGTTCTTCTTGGCCACTGTCAACAATATCATTCTGTGCTTTTTGTTCACAATCATACAATCTCATCTTTGCACGATCAATACCAATCACAAATCTTTTATTGATAGTAGGATCATTATATCTGTTCTTTAATTGTTTGACCATGATCTGATTTAGATCTTCTAATTCTTCAGTAGATATAAGAGCGAACATAAGATCAGCAGTTGCAGGAAGACCAAATGACTCAGAGGTATCGGTAAGATCAACATCACTACTAGCAAAACCAGAGCGAGTAGTTTGAGTTGCGGAAACAATCGGAAGGTTCGCTTCGACGGCAAGACCACGAAGTTCCTCTGCAATCGCTTTGATATATGAGTAAGAATTGACATTATTGTTGGTTCTGTATCTTGAGGATGCACATATATTTAAGTAGTCTATAAAAATGATATCTGGTCTAAATGATTTCTTCAGTGCAAGTTCATTGAGTAATGCTCTGAAGTGACCAGAGTGTGCAGATGCAGTTGGATATTCTTTGATAATTAATGATCCTTGAGTCTTCTTTGTAAGACTTGTAACCTTATCATCAAACATCATCTTAGGAAGATCTACAATATCTTGAATGTTGACATTTAATAGATTTGCATCAATCCTCTCCGCAATCTTTTCTTCAGCCATCTCAAGTGTAATATACAAAACGTTCTTACCTTGGAGTAAAACAGAACTGGCAAAATGACACATAAACAAAGACTTACCAACACCAGTGCCCGCAAGAGCGATATTGAGCGTCTTATTGGGTATGCCACCCTTTGTGATCTTGTCGAAGTATTCCAAGTCGAAGGGTATCTTATCTTCTTTTCTATGATACGATTCATATCTATCCTCATAATCAATTAGATAATCATGACCTACATGACTATCGAAAGACACAGCCAAAGCATCAGACAAAATAGTAGGAATAGCATCCCTTCCTTTAGTGTCATCTTTTCCATCTGCTAATTGAATTGATTCCATCAGTGCCAAATATATAGCACGGTCACGACACCACTTCTCTGTAGTTGTAACTAACCATTCAAACTCTGCAGGTTCATCATCAAGACTTGATATTAATTTAGTTACATCTTTGAATGATGAATCATTTATATCTGATCTTTTCTCTGTCTCGATACAAAGTATTTCTTTTGTAGCAGGTTTATTATATTGTTCTACAAAACTAAAGATCTCCTCAAACACAATCTTCTGAGTTATATCTTCAAAGTAATCTGCCTTTATAAAAGGTATTACTTTACGAATATACTCTTCACTGTGGAGGAGATTTCTTAGAATTAAAAATTCAACACTATCCATGAGGAACATCAAAAACAAAAGTTATCCTAGTCTCTTGACCAAGATTTACTGTACCATGTGGTATCTTATTATTAAACCACAATAATGTGCCAGGATCAACTACTATGTTTTCATTTCCAACAAAATAACTATATTGGCCTTTGATTGACAAATGATATCTATCTTTATCGAGATAGTAAGTTCCTTCATCTATATGTGCACCAACTATATCACCTACAGGTAATGCAAGAAATCCACAACGACGATAATTAGGATAATTTTTATTTAAAAACTTTCTTATTTCTGAATGTTTTTCATATGCAGGAGTCTTAGTACATATCTCAGTGTTACCGACCTCTTCACCAGGATTTGTGATACCACCCATTACTAATTGAAGAACATCAACTGATGTGATGTATTCATGAGGATCTTTTAATTTTACATTTTTTAGTTTTTGTTGTGATCCCCAATCCTCTGGGTGTTGTTCTAATTGTTTTATTATTTTAGATACATCTATTCCTGTTTTTAATATCTTTATATTCTTCATGATCCATAACTAAATTCTTTCTGTGCTATCTCATCTAATGCTTGCATGACTTCTGGTGTGAAGTATTCATCTGGATTAGCAAGAATCTGTTTACCGTATACTTTCTTTCCGTTGATCTCATATCTACCTGCAACGTTCTTCCAGATACCACCTATCTCTCCTAATTCTAAGAGACCATAGTATCTATCAAGACCTCTATCATCATAGTAAAGACGTATGTTTACTTCTTTGTTCTCTTTACTTAAACGTGATTTGTGAGTCTTTGCCTTGACAATGTTTCCGATGACTTCCTTTCCATCCTTTTCTTTTTTACGGCTGAGATAAATGATTGTGCTTGCTGCATACTTGAGGCCGCTACCTCCGCCCATTTCTTTTGTAGGTATGTAAGATCCAATGACATCGTAAGTGTGGTTTGTAACTATTAATGGAATGTTTGCTTGACCAAGTTTCAATGTAAGCATTCTAAACGCACCTTTGACTAATTGTGATTTAGTCATGTCACGAACTTGTTTGTCGTCTAGTGCATCTCTAATCTCTTTCTCGGTAGAAAGCATTCCTAAAGAGTCTAACACAAACATACATGGTTTGCGATCTTCTGTGTTGGTCTTTAAATATATATCAACTGCCTTAAGTGCTTTCGTTCTAAACTCTTCAATTGTAACAACATTGACAACTACAAGACGATCTAAATCAATTCCACGACTTGCGAGTAAAGTCTTATTGACAGCGGCTTCAGTATCGAAATATAAGCAATAAGCATCAGGATTAGAATCAAGGAAATTTTTGACGACTGCCAAAGAGAAGAAAGTTTTTCCAGTGCTAGACTCACCAGCAATTGCAGTGATTTTGTTATTAGATACACCACCAAATATACTGCCTGATATAAGTCCGTTAAAAATGTACGAACCTGTGTCAACGTATGTTTCAGTTTCATCAATATCGGATGCGAGTTGTGTGTAGTCATCACCAATTTCTTTGACAATTTCTTTTAGAAAATCCATAATTAATTTTTTATTTTATGATAAACCTCAACGTAAGATTCACACTCCATCTCTTCACTTTCGTCAATGTCATGATCTCCGCCCCAGATCAATTCTTCATTACAATGCCAACAATTCATTATTCAAAAGGTAAGTGTGGTCTGTTAAATTTAATTCTGTATTTTCTAAGCAATCTATCAATAGCAAAATCTCCACCACCAAAGCAAAGAATGCAAGCTGCTCCTCCAAAGTATAGCACAAGAAGTTCGAGTAAGTAGATATTGAAACCTGCTGTAACAATACCGTGATATATCGCGACTGATATTGTTCCTATAATTGCAAGTGCACCTAATCTTGTAAGTAGTCCTGCAATCACTAACCAACTGCCATATATCTCAGAGTATGCTGCAATGTAAGATAGGAATATTGGGAATGGTAATCCTAATGGTCTTACAAAAGCATCTGCAAAATTTTCTATGTCTGCTAATTTTTCATATCCGTGATGTATTAGCATTGTGCCTATTGATAATCTTAAAATCAATAGACCTAATGACTTGATCATATGCCTAATAATTTTCTTTGTCTGTCAAAGTAGCCTTTGAGTATCCAAGAACTGCTATTCTTTTTGTCATCCCCACCTATACCAAATTGAAATTGAACTCTTGGGTTGCTACCGTATTTAACAATTTCTGGAGTGTTAGTTTTACCTCTATCACCACCATTACAAAAGATCACTGTGTCTGCAATCTCTAAACACTTGGCGATTGCACCACATGCAGATCCTTCATCATCATCTGGAACAGTAATAACGGCATCAACCATTCGTAAGTGACGAATGATCTCTGCACGTTCTACCCATGACTGAAAGTATTGACCTTTCTTATTGGTCAACCATTCTTCAGTATTGATACCAACAACTAGGAAGTCTGAAAAATCTTTTGCTCTTGCAAAATAAGATATGTGCCCACTATGTATGGGATCAAATCCACCAGTAACTAGACTTACCTTTTCATAAAACATTAGTCTTTATGTTTGTGTTGTGGATAATCTTGTTCTTGAGCCTTCTGTGTCATGACGGTTGCTCTTCCTTCATGACCATGAGCAATACCTAGTTCATGCATTCTAGCATGTTCTCTGATCTCATCTTTGAGATCTTTTCCTCCAGTTCCAAAGGTCATATAGATGCCATAACCAATTAAGGCAATGACAACTAAACCAAGAAATACAGCAAATGCTGCACCCTGACCTAGATGTGCATGAGGAATTAATGTGTCGTTACATCTGGCAATCTTTTCTGGATCGCTCCATGTGCCAGGTAAGTGATAAATGGGAGGGCAAGATAGGAAAATCATATGATCATACCGTGAGTTTCTCTAAGAATTTTTTTGTATGGGCCACCAGGATTTGCATCTCTGGTTTCTTTGACTAACTTTAGTTTTTGATACAATGCAGTATCGCCACCTAGCGTCAATGCCTTTATTATAGTATTTAATTCTTTATCGTCAACAGGTAAATCCATTAGGAAAAAAATGATTCTAAGTTTACAGTTTTTTCAACACTCCAACCAATAGCGTCAAGTATTGTTTTGAGTGGTTCTAAAAAGGCTTTTTCAAATTGTAAGTCATAGTCGATATACTTGTCAAGACCAAGTTCTTTTGGAAAGTCTTGTATGAAAGAAATAATATTCTCATGAATAATATTTGGTTTTTTCAAGTATAGGAACTTGATCTTCTCACCATTTTGAATCAATGAGTATTTGTGATCTAGTTTGTTCTTCTTGACATAATGATTGAATAACAATGCACCCCTGATATGTATAGGAGTTCCTTTTGCATAGATTGTGGAAGATGCCTTATACTTCACAACATCAGATGCAGAACGAGGG